CTGGTTGATGCAGGTTTTGCAGTTAAAAAAAAGGGATCAGGAAGGCAGGGAAGTGACTGTGGGGGTTAAGGTTTTGCGCTCCTGGCAGGATGGTTCCGGCCGTCAGTTGTATCTGCACGCAAACGGTGTGTACGGGTATAAGGACGGGGCGCCTGTCCGCACCAAGGCCGAGCTTGACGTGATCGGATCAGGCGTGCAGCGGGAAATGGCGCGCAGGTGGTGGGACTCCACGGGAAAGCAGATGTCTGAAAAGCATTACAAGGCTGTTGAGGACGCTGAGCGTGCCCGCATGGCAGATTTTGTTATTGATGACCGCGCCGAGCAAACCGAGCGCGACCAGGTTCTTTACCGGTGCCGGCCCAAGGGCGGGACTAAAAAGGACTGGACTGAGCCCTTTGCCTGGATGGAAAAATTTGAGGCAAGGCCTGACTGGTGGGGCCAGGCAGAGACAATCGTGCTGCGGGGCTTTGAGTATGAGCAGGCAGATATTGCCGCAGCCGATGTGACCGGGTCCATGGCCGCAAACGAGGTATAGGTAAAATGGCGTTTGGCGATGTGTGGATATGCCCGCGCTGCAAAGCTCTGGTGGTGGAAGATGACCGGATGTGGGAGGACCCGGACCGGTGCCCCCATTGCGGCACGCGCCTGACCGATGACGCCACGCCCGAAAAGGACGGTTAAATAAATGACCGAGATTGCCGAGTTTGTAAAGCTGGTGCACACCGATTGCCCGGGCGGTCCTGATTTTTTAAAGGAGCGGGCCGTGTGCCAGGCGGCCATGGAGTTTTTTCGGCAGACCCGGGCCTGGCGCGAGTTCGTGGCCCAGGCCGCCTATGCCGACGAATATGTCCAGGAATTTGACGTCAATGCCGTGGCCCGGCAGGTGGCGGCCAATGTCACGGTTATGGACGTGGACGACGTGTGGCTGTCTGCCGACGGCACCCGGCTGAAAAAACGGGCCGTGCCGGCCATGGATTTCAATCACCCGGATTGGCGCTCGGACACGGCCCGGACCCCGACCGGGTATTACATGACCCCGAATCGCCGCCTGCGGGTTTATCCGTCAATCGAGGCGGGCGCACCCATGGTGTGGCTGGACCTGGAGCTGGTGCTGCTGCCCACCCTGGACACGAAGCAGTTTCCGGATTTCGCCTTTGACATTTACGGAGAGACCATTTCCGCCGGGGCCATCCAGCGGCTCAAGTCCCAGACCGGCATGGAGTGGAGCGACCCAAAGGTGGCCGAATATTTCATGAAAAAATTTCAAGTGGGCATCCATGAGGCCAGGGTTGAAAAAGCCCGCCGGGTGACTGCGGCAATAAATGACCGGCGCCGCCGGTGTTTCAGGTAAGGAGAATCCACCATGGCAACCATTACAGCCGAAAGCATTATTGAGCGAGCGACGATTATTATTCAGGACGAGACGGGCACCCGGTGGCCGTCCGAGGAGCTGCTGAAGTGGCTCAATGACGGGCAGCGGGAAGTGGTGATGCTCAAGCCGGATGCATACGCCCAGAATGAGTCCGTGGCGTTGGATACCGGGACCAAGCAATCATTGCCGGCCGATGGTATCTCTCTGATTGATGTCGTGCGCAATATGGGGGTTGACGGGTCAACTCCGGGCAAAGTGATTCGACTGATTGATCGCAGAATACTCGACGATCAGCACCCGGACTGGCACAGCGTTGACCAGGTGGGGGACGTGGATCACTATGCCTTTGACCAGCGAGACCCGAGGCATTTTTATGTCTGGCCGCCGGCCGACGGCACTTCCCAGGTTGAGGTGATTTATTCTGCGGCGCCGACCGAGATTTTAGTTGCCTCCAACACGATCTCCCTGGACGATGTGTATGCCAATGCCCTGCTTGACTACATCCTGTACAGAGCCTACTCCAAGGATGCGGATTACACGGGCAACGCACAGCGCGCCCTGGCGGCCCGGGCGTCGTTCATGCAGTCTCTGGGGCGGCAGGACATTGCCGAAGCGGTCTATAACCCGAACATCCCCCAGCAGGCGCGCACCGGCAATATGATGACAACTCCTTCCGGAGGGCAGTAAACCATGGCAGAAATTATTGCAAACCTGGTGTATGAAACAAGCGTGACTTCAGGGACTGGCGCCCTGTCCCTGGACCCGGTCTCCGGGTATCAGTCTTTTGTCGCTGGAGTGGGGGACGGCAACACCTGCCGTTACTGCGTCAGTGACGGCGTTGATTTTGAGGTGGGCATCGGCACGGTGTCCGCCGGCACTCCAAACACTCTGTCGCGGGACCGGGTGGAGATGTCCTCGAATGCAAACGCGCTGGTTAACTTCGGGACGGCCGAGAAAAAGGTGTATCATGCCGTCACCGCCGAGATGTTAAATGAGATGTATCAGTCGGGCCGGGTGTACGGCATTCGGTTTGACCAGGCAAACGATATTGTGGAAAAGGGTGTCTTGGTGTCTGGTGTGTTTGTGCCGACAGACTATGGCGCCGGCGAAATTCAAAAAACCCTGGCCCGGGTGCTGCGCGAGCCCGTGTCGGGTGCAGTTCATGCCCTGCATCCGGATGATTCCAATTTTTTGATCGACGGAACAACCTCTGCGGTATTTGACGGATCTATGGGTGACGTGCAGGTGAGGATCCCGGCCCATCACCAGCTCTGGCACAAAAACGGTGATTACAGGTACATCCTGATGTCCTGGCAGCCGTTTGCTTTTGAAGGGGTCGCCTCCTGGCAGCCGCTGTGTTTTCAGGGCAAAAAGTATTACTACATGGACGCATTCCGTGGGGTGCGCTATGACGATGCTGCCGGAGCGCTGGTTGGCGGGCAGGGCGAAACGGCCGATGCAGCGGACACTGTAAATGATGTATGTCGATCTTTGCCCGGGTACAGGCCATGGGTGTATGAAAAGCGATCTTCTTATCGCCAACTTTTTTCCAATCGCACATCCTCCTTTCAGAATATGTGGGACGCACGGCAGATGCTGGCCGGGTTGTTTTACGCGGAGTACGGCGATCTGAACAGCCAGGCGGTGCTGCCGGGATATACAGAAGGCGCGTCCGGGATTGATTTTGCGTTTGTTCGCAAAACCGGGCGTACCCTTGCCCTGGGCAATGCGTCCGGGTCTGTGGCTGTGGATTTTGCCGGCGAGGATGCGGACTTGCAGCCGGCGGTTGCCGGGGGCGGGTCCGACTGGACAGAGTCTGGCGCTACAGCCGGAGAATTTTATTATACCGGAGACTTGGTGCCCGGAAAGCCGGTGAAGGTGTTTGTAGACGGCGTGGAGATCAATGAAGGCACACCCGGCAGCCTGCTTTCTCCGCAATGGGGTTATGGTGATAATGATTTGCTTGGCAGTGATGCCCTGTACTTGAAATTGGCATCCGGCGACCCGGACAACCTGGCTGCCGGAACAGTGTCTGTGCGGCTGAGTGTGGATGACGGCGATATTGTTGCCAATAGCTACCGGGGAATTGAAGACCCGTTCGGCGGAATTTATGAGTTTGTCGATGGTATGAATATCGACAACACGACAGGGGATTGTCATGTCTACACCTGCACGGACCCGGCCAAATTCGCCGATGATGTTGACGAAACGGCTGATGGTTATGTGGATACCGGGCATGCGCCCGGATTCGGAGAGGATGATGGCTATATCTCCGATATTCTTGGAGAGGGGCGGCATTGTCCTTATTATCCGGCCGCCATTGCAGGCAGCTCGGCGTCTTTTCTGTACGATTATCATTACAATGCGGGCGGGGCCTGGCGGGTCGCGCGGGTCGGTGGGGCTTTGGCGCGTCGCGCGGCTGCGGGGCTCGCGTGCCTGAATGCGCATATCGCTTCCGGGTATCGCCATGCGCTTATCGGGTCGCGCGGCGCTGCGGTTTCAGATGAGTAACTAACTGTTTTTACTAAAAAAAATAATATGATTTGCGGCAAACCCAAATATGGTGTGTGCGGGCGGGGCCTGGCGGGTCGCGCGGGTCAGTGGGAATTTGACGAATCGCGCGAATGCGGGGCTCGCGTACCTGAATGCGAATAACAATTCCGGGAATCGCAATGCGAATATCGGGTCGCACGGCACTGCTGAAAGCAAGGAAGACTTTTTTGGGTTTGCCCCGGCTCTTGGCCGAAACAAAAAGCATGCCTCGCAAACGTGTTGGTAGGCGTATTTTGCCGAAGATGCGGAGGCCGAGTCAGCAGCGGAAAGTGGGTATGAAGCGTTATGGCGGCCTGTACGGGCAGATTCACAGACTGGAAAATGTGTACCTGGCTCACACAAAAGCCCAGCGGGGAAAACGGCATTATAATGAGGTCCGCAGGATTAATCGCAACCCTATGGCTTATATGGAGCAATTGCAAAAAGTGCTTGAGGCAGGGGAATATAAGACATCTGAATATAAGGTAAAGCGCAGGTTCTGCACCGGAAAAGACAGAATCATCCATGTGCTGCCATATTATCCAGACAGGATTGTTCATCATTGCGTCATGAATGTGGTGGAGCCGATCTGGCAAAAAGGATTAATCAGAGATACTTATGCGGCAATCAAGGGCCGGGGGGTCCATGACGGATTTGGTCGCATTCGGGGGTTTTTAAAAGACAGGCCGGGCTCCCGGTATTGCCTGAAGCTGGATGTAAAGCAGTTTTACCCGTCCATTGACCATGAAATTTTAAAGGGGATCGTCCGCAGGAAGATTAAGTGCCGGTCCACCCTGGGCCTGCTTGACAATGTCATTGATTCGGCTCCGGGGGTTCCCATCGGCAATTATTTGTCCCAGTATTTGGGCAATCTGTATCTGGACGCCTTTGATCATTGGGTCAAAGAAGTGCTTGGGGTGAAGTATTATGCCAGGTATTGCGACGATCTGGTCCTTCTTGACAGCGATAAGGCCCGACTGCACGAATTGTTTGCACAGATCCGGGAATATCTGCAGGACAACCTGAAGTTAAGAGTAAAGGAAAACTGGCAGGTGTTTCCCGTGGCCGTGCGCGGCATTGATTTTTTGGGCTACCGGTTTTTCCCGGATTACACTTTGATCCGCAAGCGGATTGTAAAAAACTTCAAGCAGGCATTGGCAGAGGTGAGAAATCGGCCGGCCCAGACATCGCTTAACCGGGTGATGAGCTATTACGGGTGGTTCAAGCCGGCAGATGCCCGCCGCCTGTGGGCGGCGCATGTTGATGGGCCGGTGCGGGAAGGTGTCGCCATGTTATGCAGAAAAAACAATCAAAGAAACCCTTTGTCGGGGCGTATATGACAACAAAGCGGTTTTCTGATTTTGCAGCCGAGCAGGGGCCCCTTGAAGGGGACAAGGTCAGTATTAATTCAATCCTAAACACAGAAGTGCTCATGACTGGATATCGTATCCAGGACAGCAAGTACCAGAAAAACGGCAGCAGCCGCAGATGCCTGACAGTCCAGTTTGAAAGGGACGGGGACGCGCATGTGTTTTTTACCGGGTCTGAGGTTTTGGCAGCCCAGTTCGAAAAATATGGCCATGAGCTGCCGTTTCTGGCGGCCATAAAAAAGATTGACCGGTACTACACTTTATCGTGATGGTTTTACCAGGGAGGCAAAGATGGCGGAATCTACAATAAGGCCGGAGATCCGGAGGCTGCAGGGGGTGTTTCTGGTGCCGTATAATGTGCGGCAGCAGGCGCGACCGACAGACGACGGCAGCCAGGAAACAATGTGGGTTTATGACTTGATCCGGGCTGAGCCGGTGCCGGGGGGCACCCCTTCGGCTCTGGCGCACTGGCGGCGCGAGACCGTGGCGCAGCTTAACCGGGAACTCCAGAAATATATTTACAGCGTCTATGACCCGGGCACCCAGGCCACCATAAACGGATATGCCGCCCGGGCTCTGGCAGAAGGGAGAAGCGACATTGTGACTGAATGCCGCAAGGTCCAGGATTGGGTAGATCGGGTGCTGGATTATTACGATACGACAAAGCAGGCGCTCGTATCGGCCGCCAGTGAAGAGGAGCGCATGGACGTGACCTGGAATTTTCCTCGCGAGGTGCCGATTTCTGAATATGTGGACTGGCGGGACATCAAGGCTATGTTCGGGGGTGCGCAATGATTGCAGCCGGGCTTGTGGCGTCCGCCCCTGTGGCCGGCGCGGACCTGCAGCGAACAAATGCGTCTGTTTCCGGGATTGACGCCATCATCGCCAGACTTGACAATGAGGTTTCCATCGGGATTGACGCTGTTTTGCAGAGACTTGAAGTTAAAACCCGATCTGACGTGGATGCGGTTGTTCAGCAGTTGGGGGTATGGCGCCGGGCGGATATGGACGCTGCGATTCAGAGGAAAGGCAATGAGGCCCTGTCTGTTGTGGATGCGGTTGTCCAGCGCGCCGGGGCGGAAATCAGCTCTGGCCTGGACGCCAGACTGGTGCACGAGCGGGCGGTTGGCTCTGAGATGGATGTGCAGGTTCAGGGCTTTTACAGGGCATCGGTGGGCATGGATGTTATTGTTTTGCCGGATGTTTCTCACCGGCCGGCTTATGCCAGGGTGGTGCATTCCGGCGGGGGCGGATATTAATAAAAAAAGAGTCACCTTGAAACCAATACCAGGAGATGAGCGATGGCAGCAACAGTCCAGATTCATGAAATGAGTTCCCTGACCGCCGGCGAGGACAAGACCGACGGGACGATCCGGTTTAAGGCAGCAGACGAGGCCTCGGTGGATCTCACCAATCCGGTCCCGATTCCTGATCCGGGCCAGACAAGCCGGTCGTACTCCAAAACCCTGCGGCCGTACATGGCCGCGGCGCCGGACACCCAGTTGGATAATTTCCGGTGGTACACAGACGGCAACAACGGATTTGGCACCGGCATATCGGTAAATGTCGCCAACATCGGCGAGACCTGGTCTGCCAATTCTGATGACGCACTGGCCGGCAGCTCCGATCTTTTCGGGTACAGCAGCGTGTCTCCGCTGGATGGCGACAGTGTCGTGACCGGCCCGTTTGTTCCGGAAGATAACTTGTCATACATTGCCGATGCCATTCGACTGCAGATGACAGTTACGGACGCTGCGGTCCCGGGCACAAAGAGCGCAGAGGCCCTGACCCTGGCCTATGACGAGGTTTAGCAGGCATGGACGCCACTGATTTTTACAAATGGGAGGCTGAGGCTGAAGATGGCAGGCTTGTGACCCGGGGCGGCAGCCTGCACGGGTGTGTGCGGTTTTCTTTGGTGCCGCAGGTGTCCGGGTTGAGGCGCGTGGATATTGTGGGGGTTCCGCTTCGCCGCCGTTTTTGCCGGGCGTTTCACAAGGTTCGATTCTCCGGCGGCGGCTCCTCGGAGTTTCATTATTATCATTGCGTTGAGACCGGAGACAGCCGGATCTGGATCAATGCGGCCACGGGCGCGATTCTTGTGACGCCGCGTACCTATGAGCATTATGTATAGGGGATTTTATAAATGATGATTATGCCCTTGCCGGTCAAGCAGCCCGGGGAAAGCTGGTATGCGTCGTTTGATTTTTCACGCGCTTTGCGCTCCCGGCTTGACGAAGAATCTTCCGAAGACGTCGGCCGCATATTGTCTGTGGAGGTGCAGGACATGGCCGACGGCAACGATGTCTCGTCAGACATTGTTGATATCGGCATCTGCCAGCCCATGGGCAAGACGGCATATGTGTGGCTTAAAAACGGCCTGAGCGGGCACCGATATAAAATTTCCGTGCGTATCGAGTCTTCTTTGTCAAAGCAAGTCTTTGAGCTGGAAGCGTTTCTCATCGTGAGGGAATATTAATGATCCTGAGATTTGCAGACTTCAAGGGTGAGGTGCCGGCCAGAGATGTTCGGCTGCTGCCGAAAAATTATGCGCAAAAAGCGGTCAATGTCAACCTGGACACCGGAAACGTCACGTCGATCAAGGGCCTGTTTGCGCAAACCCCGACGGCGCAGACGCTTGTCTCAACCGGGGACGCGGTTCCGGCCAATGTCAGCGGGGTGGACCGGCTGCTGGTCTCCGGCCTGGCCGGAATGCCCGAGGCCCGGCAGGGCGACGTGACTCAGCGGTGGGGAGTCGTGACGCCGACCACGGCACTGACGGCCACCTTCGGCGGATCGGCCGAAGAGGGGGCGGTGGTCGCAGAGACGGTGTCTTATGTTTACACCTTCGTGACCGCGTGGGGCGAGGAGTCTGCGCCATCTCCGGCCTCCATGCCCGTGGATGTGCTTCAGGGGCAGTACGTTCTGCTGTCAAATTTTTCCATTCCGGCCGGATCCGGAAATGACATCACCCATGTCCGGGTGTATCGGACAGCCACCGGGGATGCGGGCGGCACGGAATACCAGCTGGCGCCGGTCTCTCCGGCTGCCGGCGAGACTTACGACATTCCGGCAGCCTATGTAAACGACACCAGCGATCAGATCACAGACAGCAACTCGGCCGGAGACGGGCTGACCTGGGATTTGGGTGACATGCTCATGACCGAGGGCTGGGATCCGCTGCCAGACGGGGTCCATTCCGGCATCGAGTACGCCAACGGCGTTTATGCGGCGCTTAAAAACAAGACGGTCTACCTGTCTGTGCCCGGGTATTATTATGCGTTTCCGTCTTCCGGCCTGCTCGACTACACTTTTGAACTGGAATACGAGGGTGTTGGCCTGGGGGTGTTTAATCAGCAACTGGTGGTTTGCACCGAGGCGTATCCGGAGATCATCTCCGGGGCCGATTCCCAGTCCGCTACGCGATATCAGCTGCCGTATCAGCAGCCGTGCCTGTCCAAGAGGTCCATTGTCTCCACGCCCATGGGGGTGTTTTACGTCAGCCCGGACGGGGGGTTTCTGGTCAATGGTGAAGGCGGCCGCATTGTCACGTCGGGGCTTTTCACCCGGGAGCAGTGGAACGACTATCCCCTCGATTACGCCCTGTGCGCCTGGTACAATCAAAAGATCTACGTCTTTTTTGCCGGTCAGGACTATGGTTTCGCCCTGGATTTAAAGCGCGAGGACGTGATTTTGTTTGAGAGCATCGGCGTCACGGTGACAGGAATCTTTGTCGATCCGGAGGCTGACAAGCTGTATTTGAACAGCTCTGGCGGGTGGCAGTTGTGGGAGGGCTCTTCGGGCGGCATCGACATGGTTTACCAGACCGCCCTCCAGGTGACCCATCCTGCCAGCTTTTCCTCCTGCCGGGTGGACGGCACTTGCCTGACCGGCATTTGCGGCGCCCTGACGCTCAAGATTTGGGGCGATGACAACCTGGTCATGGAAAAGGAAATCGATTCGATTGAGCCGTTCCGGATCCCAGGCGGCAGCCTGTACCGGGACTGGTATCTCGAGCTGATCGGCACCGGCAACCCGGAGATCTACACGCTGTACCTGGCTCACTCGATGGAGGAGTTGAAGGCCAATGCCTAA